AGTTCCTCGTTCCAGTCGAAACGCAGGCCGGTACCCGGGGAACCGAAAGCAACGACGCCCGCCTGGCGGCCCATGAACAGGTTCCGTGCGGCAGCCACGTTGGAGCCGGCACCGTAGTCACTGAAGCGAATGACGCCCTTGTGCTTGTGCAGGATGACGTTATTGTGGATACCGAGGCCGCCCTTGCAGATCGGGCTATTGCGACCTTCGGAGGTGGCCAGTGCCTTCTGGATGTCGAGCCAGCCGCCGGTACCGACACCGGTACGCATGTCGTATTCGCACCACGGATGCATGACGAAAACGAAGTGCTCCTCGCCGTCGATCATCACCGGCTGAATGGCCGGAATGCCGGAGGTGCCGCCGCCCATGACTTCGGCACGCGCTGCCAGGCGATCAACCAGAGCCAACGACATCTTGTCGGTAGCGTCCAGAGTCGCCTTGCTTGTCGCGTCACCACCGTACATCAGATGCTGAGTATCCGGCGCGACAAGGGCGTTGCCGGCATAACCGGTGAAGTCGGTGTCTTCGATGTAATCCGTATTGACGCCGCGCGCACCAGACAGGTACATGAACAGCGTTTCGTCGAAGAGGCGGGCCCACCAATCGGACTGACGAACGCGAGCGACCTTGCGCAGATCGTGGATCGTGCGCTTGCGGGTCATCTTGCCGCCAGTATTGACACCGCCGCGCAGCTGGTCGATCAAGAGGTTGTCCGTGTAGAACTTCAGATCCTCTTCTTTGCCGCGCAGGGTGTTGTCACCCTGAATCGGCTTCATCTTCAGCTGCATCACCAGGTCGTAGCTGATCTGGTCACCGGCATCGTTTTCAAGATGCGGCAGCGTTTGCAGGGGGGTCTGGGCATCTTCGCCAACACCCATGAACTTCTTGTTGAAGTACGACTTGCGGCTGGTATCGACCGCCAGAAATGCGGAATACTTCTTGACCGCTTTCGGATCACCAGCACCAACGATAGTACGAGGCATGAGAGAACTCCTTGGAAAAATACCTCTGTCCCAAGGCGCACTCTTGCGCACCCGACTTTAAAACCGCCCGGCTTCCCGGGCATGCAAATGGATTTATACAGCGCCAGCCAGCATTTTTTCACCTTCATCAACGCGGACGCTTGGCGTGCCGTGTGTTTCGCGCGACGGCGGCTGGATCAGTACAGAATCGTCGGCCTCCACGCTGACCCTCGCCCGCTGCCCGGATTTCTCCAGCAGCGTGACGACGATCTGGCCGCCGTTGAAGGTCAGGGCTTCCCCGACGCGGAGGTCGACTTTCAGGCTCATGTCAGGCCGCGGCTCCCAGATAACGCGCTTCCTGCTCCGGAGACAGCTTGCGCAGGGCCTGCTCCAGTTCGATCCCATCCAGCTTTTCCAGATAGGCGAATTCATCAGAGCCGGTTTCCGAGATATCGGCCGCCGGCAGGTTGGCCAGCGTCTTCGGCACCTTCGACAGGTCGGGCTCACGCGCCGGCTTCTTCGTCGTGTCAGGCGCTGCCTTGGTTGCGCCGCCCAGATTGAAACGCTCGCGGACGCGACGATCCGCTTCCTCGAGGAACCAGCCAGGAGCACGCCGATTGTTAGCAGGATCGGCAGCCAGTTGCTTGACCGTGGCATTCAGCGCGGCCAGGGCAATCGGATCCTTGTCGTCCTTGTAGATCGACGACTTGTCCTGGCTGAAGAAACGCTCCTGCTCCCACTTCCAGCGCTGCTCTCGCGAGTCGGTGTTCTGCTGCTGGGCCCACTCGGCTTGTCTGGCGGCGATGCTCAGTTGCAGCTTCTCGTTGTCGAGCTCGGCCTTCTGCTCCATGAAGTCCGGCAGTTCGATATCGCCGTCCTTGAACTTCGTCATCAGCGCCTTGGTACGGTCGTCGATGTCGGTCAGCTTGGCGGCAATATCTTCCGGGACGGCAGCCTTGAACTCCGGCTGGAATTCCTCGGCGATTACCGGCGCCGGTTCGGCGGCAGTAGTGGCAGCTTTATCCGGATCGGCGTCACCGGCATCGCCAGCGGCAGCTTGGTCGTCGTTGGCACCAGCATCGGCGCCAGCACCTGCATTATCGTCAGCAGCAGAATCATCGTCTTCGCTGTCATCCGACGACTGGTCGTCATCCTCGTCGTCGCCATCATCGCCGGCAATGTTCTTGATGATTTCCGATTCATCGTCATCATCCTCCAGCGCGGCGATCTCTTCGTCGGACAGTCCTGCGAGGTCTTCATCTTTCATACCCATGAACTCTTGCTCCTATGGCTGGGTGGTAATTGAGCCGATTACGACTCGGATTCTTCGGAAGCGACCGAGGCCACTTCCATCATTTGCTCCTTGGCCTTGGCCTGTGCAGCGGCAAAGCGCTTCTTGTCCTTCTTGATCTTCTCGGCCTCGACAAGCGTTCGCAGGTCGGACTCGGCACGCCATTCGCTGTCTTCCATGCAGCAGATGCCCGTTGATTTCTTCTTAGTCATGAGTGTTATCTCCCGATTGGTTGATCACGCCATCGGCGCGCTGGGTTTCGATGCCGGCCATTTCTCCGGTACCGGCCGTAGCTGGAAGCATCGGACTGGTGTTGGTCGGCAAATCGATCTGCGGTTGCAGGGCGACCGGCGGTACCGGGAAATTCGGATCGGCGCCCATCGGGTTCGGATCCTGATAGCCCGCGCCCTTCATCACCTCGTCGGCAATCGGGGCGACCGCTGGCATGGTGGCAATCACCTGGCCAGCCTGCATCGCGGCATAGGCCGTCTCGGTGCCCTTCTTGACAGCCGCGGCAACCAAGTCCTTCGTCTTCGCCCGCAGGTTCTCCAGTTCGGCGCGCAGTCGATCAACCTCAAGTTGCTCCTGCTCGGCCTTCTTGGCGTCGGCTTCCTGCTGGGCCTGCTGCTCTTCCGGCGTCGGATCAGTATCCGGATCGCGCTGGCCGTTGATCTTGCGGATACGAGCGACCAGTTCATCCCGGTTCGGTAGATCGGCCATATCGACCACCAGATCGAGCAGGTTAAGCGCGACCTGTGGGTTCATCTGGGCCAGGCGGCCAACGATATCGAACAGGCTCTCGAACATCGCCTGGCGCAGCGAGGACTTGAAGTCCTGCTCGGACACGACGTAATCGGCATGGGCTGCGGTGATGTCGTTCAGCACCTCGCCAGTCTCAGGATCGATCTTGTTGATCTCGTGATATTTGGCGGCACCGCGCTCGCCAAGGATGCGAACGACCTTCGGCATGGTGTAGAACTGCTCGACCATCGCCAGGCTTAGTTCGCCTTCCAGTTGCACGGCGTAGCGCAGGTTGTCGAACGGCTCGGCGGTGACCACCCCGCCCTGCTCCTGTCGGGCGATAATTGCCTTGCCGGAATCGGCCGCCGTCACCCGCCCCATGTTCTCCGGCGTGACGCCACCGACATTGCGGATATGCGTCGCGTTGCGGTCCATCAACTGCAACTGCTCTTCGGCCAGATTGTTGTCGCGGTGGATCTTCAGTTCCTTGCCGCGGTTGCGCACGATGATGGCATCCGGCCGCGCCACTTCCTGGCGCAACTCTTCGATGTCATCAACGGCCCCGTCTTCCATCTCGACCTGGTTCGTCGAGAGAATCCACTGCGCTTTCGAGTGCCGCTTGTTCAGGTCATCCTGCGGATCGCGCATCTGGCGGATAGCGCCATAGGGCGCGTTGTCGCGCTGCCGGCGGTAGCACCAGATCGGAATGAACGGGAAACGTCCGTGGTGATAGGGGCTCGGCCCCTCCCAGACCAGGCCGGCCGACGTGAATATGGCGCAGCGGATTTCCATCTCCAGCTTGTCGAACACGGAATAACCGGCGCGCAAGGCGGCGATATGCTCCGGGTTCTTGCTGTCGAACTCGATTCCGGTCATCTCGCCGCCCATGAACTTCTTGCGAAGAATCGGCATGCGATACCAGCACTCGATCACCTTGACCCGGGAGCGCCGCGACCAGGCCAGTGCGGAATGATCAATCGGGTTGAATCGGCCGACCGAGGCGCCAGCGTAATCCTGGCCGGGTGCGGTCACCCTAGCGCCCATGTACCAAACGTCCTCGTCGTTCTCGCTGGTCAGTGACGTTCCGTCGATCACCGCCCGGCGGATGATATCCGCACGATCAGGGAAGTAAGCCTCGCCCACGTCGTCATCAAGCCATTTCCAGCGGAAAATGTAGCGCGACTCGGCAAGATCGCGCGTCGTGTCGTTGCTGTCGTACAGCATGTTGCGCCACGACTCGTAGCGCTTGTACAGCAGTTCCTCGGACGGGTCGCCGCGCAGCCCGACTTCCATCCAGCCTAGGCCGGCGCGAATCGCGTCACCGAAGGCATGCGAGCGGTGGAAAACGGTCTTGTTCGTGTCGTCAAGGTACTTCAGCAACTGCGTCTTGGTGTTCGCCGAATCGTTGTCGCTCTTCTCGCGGCCCAGCACCTTGGCGTCGATGCGCGTGCGGCGCTCGGTACCGATCATCCAGTCGATCGTCGGCTTGATCTCGTTGAACACCAGCGGCGCCTGGTTGCGATCCATCAGCACCTGGGCGTCTTCATCCGACCACTGCAAGCCGTCGTAGTAGTCGCAGTCGAGCGCCATCTGGAAACGGTTGGCAAGCTGACGCTGCCACTCCTGATCGAACCATTCCTGCAGCTTGCGGAAGCGGGCCTGCATGGCGCCTGAATCAAGGCGATGCGCCGGCGCGGCCTGGCTCTGAACGACATCAGAACGGCCACCGAAGCGGCTGTCGTCGTCGAATGCGGACGACGCGCGGGAATTGGTGAAGCCGTTGTCGCTCATTGTTCGGCGTCCTTCGCTTGCTTGACCAGGCGCTGGAACTCTTCGAACTCGGCGGTCAAGAACGGGCTGATCTGGAGCAGGTTCTTGAACTTCTGCCGATGTAGCGATATTTCGCGCTCAGTGAAACCGGCCCGAGAAAGAACCACGCGTTCGGCGTCGGTGAGAACGGTTCCAGCGCTCATGCTGCGTTGAGCTCCGCTTCGGTCGGCGCTGTCACTTCCGCCTCATGCACCGTCTGTCCATCGATCTTGATCGCCATCTCGCCGATGGCTTGCGCCTGTTCCTGGGTGAATTGCTGCGGCTCGGGCGGCATGTCGATCAGGTCAGGCAGGCTATCGACGATCACCTCGGCAATCTTGCGGGCGGCGAACGTGTCGGTCGGTGAGAATCCCAACTGCTTGGCGGCCTGCACGGAGAACTGAATCAGGTACGGTGTCGGGGCGCCGGTGCGCGCATCGGCGTGCTGAAACGCCGTCGATAGGGGGATGCAAACTGCACCGGCACCAGGCAGAGACTTCCGGGCCGGAAAGAGAATCATGGCCGGCTCTTCATTGACCCACTGGAACGAAACAGCAATGTCGCCATGTTGGCGAACCTTCCAGGCCTTGGCGCCACCGATCTGAACAGGCATAAAAAACCCCAACCGTATTGATTGGGGTGGATTCTGTGGCGCCAGCCAGTATTTCGATTCGACATGGAGTGTCGTGATGTTACGTGTGGTTACGG